CTTCTTCGCATTCTTAAACTGATTGATCAAGTTGGCTGACCCATTCGGTTTCATCGAAGCCAATCGATTCTTCTCGAGTCTGTTCAACTCGTTCACGATTTCGTTACGGTTCTTTTTCACGATCGCGCCGTTGACCTTCTTGGTCAGAGATAGGTTCTTCAGTTTGTTGATCACGCCCTCTTGCGCGCGCTGACTGTTTTCAAGGTTCGTCAAGCGACTCTTCGCGCGCTCAATCGTGTTCGTGTATCTATTGAGCTGGTTGACGTAATCATTTCGAACATTGTTGAATGTGTTCTTGTTCATGAATGGGTAATTCGCGCGATTGATCGATGTCGCCCACATCGCCACTCGATTATTTCTGGTGAGCGGCTTGTTCGCCGCGGGCTTGGGCTTGCTCTTCGCATTCTGGATGTTCTTGAGCAGTTCGTCGCGCGTTTTCTTGACACGCTTCCCGTTGACCATCTTCGTGAGAAGCACTTTGGCACTTTTCGCCGCCTTCTTGTTTGCTTCAGTGGGTGCGTTCGCGATCTTCGCGTTCTCCGCCTGTGCCAAGTTCGACAGGGTCTTCTTGATGTTCCCGTTACCATTTGGGTGGTTTCGAAGACCCGATTTCATGATCTGAAATTTCATCGCGGATTTCGCACTCTTTCCCGCCGCAATCTTCTTGATGCGAGCGATGATCTGTGCTTTGGTCGGGTTCTTGTTCATGAACTCCTTGAAACGTTTTTCTTCTGTCGAGAGTGTGGACATATACAATACCGCACGGAAAAAATTAAATTTCCTGTGGATAATTGAAATTTCATTTTCCCTCCCCGATACACGAACGCACCGGCGTCGTCGACGGCGTCACACTGCGACGCACCGCGCTTATGAACGCTCTCCGAAAATCGTACGACGCCACCTCCATCAGGGATCTCATCGCCCAGGTCGAGAAAGAGGAGCGACGCGTGGAAGATATCCCCAAACCCACTATTAAAGTTTTAAGACGCTAGATTTTTAAGAATAACATGAGTAAATCTGATATTTTGTTGTCGAGCATCGACCAGTTTTATTCGAACCCAACACATCGCGAAAAGCTGCTTTCAATCCTCCAAAAGAAGAGCCACATCAGCCTTCGCAACATCGAATGGTTCATCACGAACTACTCGCGTAAAAATCACACGCACTACGACATCGACGGCAAACCGTTCGTCGTGCACTCGGCGTACAAGTCGAGTCTCGACGGTTTCAGTAAGGCGTTCTTCGACCCGTTCGCGAGAAGTAGCAAGATCGCGTATAAAGTACCTGGGACGGAGGAGGAAATTAGCACGACGGTGGCGCAACTCAACTTTTTGAGATGGGTGATACGAACAAAACTGTTGGATTACATGGAGACGAATCGCCTCACGTTGTTCAAGAAATGATCAACCTTGTTTAGCTTTCTAGGCTTGAGAGGTCCGAGATTGTTCGGAATCTCCTCGATCGATTTCTGGATGATGTTCTTGTTCGCCAAGGACTCGCGCGTGCCACGGGCGCCGACGATTTCCATCTTCCCACCCTCGAACAGAAACACTTCGATCGTCGTGTAGTACAGGTGTAGACTGTATATGTAAGCAGAATTTTCCAACGTACACTCAATCTTTGTTTTACTCCCCTGCAATTTCTCGAAATCCAGATAGCCACTCGGTTGCGAATTACTCGGGTACGTCGCGAACGCGTACGTGTACAAATTCCGTATGGGACGCGACAGATACTTATGTTTGGGCATGAGCCATTTGTAGAACAGGTGATTCGTGCTCGTCGAGTTCGGCAACGCGTTGCCCTGAATGTAGAATTTCGCCGTGTCCATGATCGGCGCGAAGAACGAGTAGACCTCGTCGTAGTTCAGGTTTGACGAAAAGTTGAACCGATTGTGAATGTAATACTTTCCTTCCTCGGTCTCGCCCGCCTCCTTGACGAGGTTTTCTTTCTCGAACGCGCTGTTTCGAAAGAACCAGTGCATGGCTTTCACCGGACCGTTCGGGACGAGTTCGTTCTTCACGAACGGTTTTCCGACTTCGGTCTGCACCACCGGATGTTTCTTCGCCACCGACGTGACGATCGTTTGGCGCCCGCGCATGAAATATAAACGCTCCTCGGGCGTGAGCGTGATTTCTTCCGTGATGATGTTGAATTCCGACAGGGTCACAGTGCCCGTGGTGTCCGTGAAAAAGGTTTGCGGGTACCATTCGAACTCGAATTCGATCTTCTGCTTGTGTATGGCGCACGTAGGAAAGAACGGGCGGTTTGGTTCGATCACGGAGTGCTCATCACCTGCGTACCGCCGACTGAAAAAGAAATTCAAGGGCACGATCACCTGCGTCGCGTAGGAGTTTATCTCCGTGTTCAACTCCGAACTGTCGTACGCCAGAGATCGGTTGGTGAGGAATCGCGCCGCGACTTTCTCGGAAATCTCTTGATACAGCTCGTCGTAGATGATGGCCCAATCGCTGTGAAAAATCTCAACAATCTGTTCGTCAACGCGCATGGTCACCTTGCGAAACATATGTCGTCCGATTTGATCGCAGTATTTCCCATTCGGTAACGCGGGGAGCTTGAAGCTCACCCACATGTTTGATAAAAGATCACCCATGTTCTGTGGCTCGTACGTGACGATCGTCTTGTCTGCGAACGGCCAATTCGGCTGCGCGGTCCCCGGTTTGTTGATGTTCTTCGAGCGATGGTATTTTAGAAATTGCGAGTGCTGTTTACCCGAGTAATGGAAAAGTGAGTCCTCGGGCTCATCGCTCAACAGGAACGCGTCCTGTGCCCCGATGGCTTTGAGTGCTATTTTCGCGGCTTCGCCACCACTCATTCTAGTGTTACGTTACAAATTTTTAAGATCCGATTTCCACATGTCTATGGGTTCGGTATTCTCCAGCACGTTCAGATCCTTCTTCATCTGCTCTGACGACTTCATGAGATCGACGACGGCTTCTTCCGTGCACTGATTCAATGTGACTTTCATCAGGTAATCGTACGAGCTGTCCACCGTGGGGAACTGATGGTGCTGTAAATCCTGAACGATCAGCGCCTTCTTTCGACCCAAGACCTCGAGCTCGCGGTTGAGCACCATCTTCATGAAGACGGATTTGCACTCCAACATTCGAGACTCTCGACGCATCGATTTCACCATGTGATCCTTACGCGACTTGTAAAATTTGAGTCGGGTCTTCATGAAATCCACCAGAATGTCCTCGGGTGTGGCGAACTTTTTGATGCCTGTGTCTGGATGGAACAGGTGCATGTTGCTGACGGCGAAGGATTTCCGAAGACCGAAGTCGGCGTATGGGTCGGAACCAGCGTACCCGTGAATCGTGAAAAGGACATCATCGGTCGAACTGTTGTTGGTGTAACTCGTGATCGTCTTATCCTCGATCATCGCATCGAGACCTTCCTTGAATTTTTGCGTCCAAACACCCGGTGGAAGTTCCAACACCCGACCGTCTTTCCAGATTCCCTCCGTCATCCACGTGTGCTCTCCACTCTTGAAGACGCGACCCTTGAATCCTCGAAAGAAGGGCACGAGCTCTTGGATGGACTGACCGCTCAGCGCGCGTAGGATGTTGTCTCTGATTTGTGCTGGATCGAAGGATGGGATCTCACACGAGTATCCAGTGCCCACGCCTCGAGCGCCGTTCACCAACACCGTCGGGAGAATGGGCGCGAAGAATTCCGGTTCGACCGCTTTGCCGTCGTCGAATACCGTCGTGAGTACGTCGTCGTCGCGTTTGTCGAAAATCTTCCGCGTCATCGGACTCAGTCGGGTGTAGATATATCTCGTCTGACTCGCATCCTTCCCCCCCATGAGACGGCTTCCGAATTGTCCGGACGGTATCAAGAGGTTGATGTTGTTCGACCCGACGTAATCCTGTGCCATGGAGACGATGGTCTCCGCCAAAGACTGTTCGCCGTGATGGTACGCCGTGGCTTCGGAGACGTACGCCGCAAGCTGTGCCACCTTCATGTCCGAATTCAGATTTCGAAGGAAGCACGCGTGGAGCACCTTGCGCTGACTCGGCTTGAGACCGTCCATGAGACTCGGCACCGATCGTTTCAAGTCGGCGATCGAAAAGTTCACGAAATCCCTGTGTATGAATTCCGTGACGTCGACCGTCTGCATGTTTCCGTAAGGAAGCGGCTTCGGCGGCGTCGCTGTGTTGACCTGGATGAACACCTTTCGCTGATCCGCCAATTTCTTATCGAACGCGAGTGCGAGGGAGTTCGCCGCGTCGGCATCGAAGTTGAATCGGATCGACAGTCGATCAATCTCTCGAAAGTATTCCTTCGCCTCTTGGGTGGACGACGTCCCCAAGCCCTTGTAGTGCTTGATGTTCCAGTGACCAGTCTTGGTCTTCTCCCAATCTTGATACGTGATTTCATTGAAGAACGTCTTGATGTCTTTCCCCTTCCAAGCCTTTTTGATTGGCGTGACCATGCTCCACACAAACCCTAATTCCAAAAGCGACGGCCAGTAGCACTCGATCATGTTCACCAACAGTGCTTTGATGTGTGACCCGTCGTGATCGGCGTCGGTGAGAATCAGAAGACGACCGTATCTGAGATCTCGAAGATCCGTGTACACCTTCCCCTGTTGCAGTCCCAGTATTTTCTTGATGCACGCGAACTCTTCGTTTTTCTCGAGCATGGACACGGATGCGTCCCGAACGTTTCTGAATTTACCTCGCAATGGGAACACCCCGTAGTGATCGCGCCCCGTGACGGACAACCCCGCGATGGCGAAACTCTTCGCCGAATCGCCCTCGGTGAGGATGAGACAGCACTTGTGCGAATCCTTCGTGCCCGCGCGATTCGCGTCGTCGAGTTTGGGTATGCCCGATATCCGACTCTTCTTCGCCGACCCATCCGTCTTCTGCAAAGCCTTCATCTCCTTGAACCGAGACAACGCGGTGAGCTCGTCGGCGATGCCGGTCTTGAGGACGTTTTTGAAGAAAGTCTTCGTGTTCGGTTCGAAGCGAGATCCAAAATCAGCCACTTTGCTCGTGCATTCACTCTTCACCTGACTGCTGAAGCTCGGATTCTCCAACGTCGCTCGCACGAACACGTGAAGACAATTCTTCACTTGCGTGGGTTTGAGTTGAATCTTGGTTTTCATCTCTTCGAGAATGCCTTGCGTGATGACGGCGACCACGTGATCGACGTGCGATCCACCGTTCGTGGTACAGATTCCATTGACAAAACTTACCTGTTGAAAGCCGTCCGCGCTCGGACCGACGGTAACCGACCATCGCTCCGTGTCCATCGTGCACACTTTCTCGACCCCGTGCATCGCCGCATACTTTTGCAGATTCAGACGTTCGAGCTTTTCTCCCTGCCATTTGAGTTTGCAACTCGCGGTCGTGCACACGGCGGCGTCCCAACATCTCTTCTGCACGATCTTCACAAAGTCCGCGTCGAGACCTGACATCCCGAATCGATTCCAGTCGGCGATGAAGGTGACCGCCACCGATGACGTCGCCCCGGAAAAACTTCGAATGGTCGGCACCATGCATTGTCTCATGTTTTCGGTCCAGTGCTGGCTGTACGTCTTCCTGTTCACGTGATCCTTGACTTTGATGGAAAATTGCCTCGAGTACACGTTACACAGTTTCGCACCGTATCCGTTCCTGCCACCGACGATCCGCTTCACGGAATCGTCGTAGTTCGTGCTTGTCATCAAATGTCCGAAAATTAACTCTGGATTGTAGACGCCGTGCGTCTCGTGCATCTCCACCGAAAGACCGCCGAGCGGTCCGTTGTTCTCGACCGTGATGGCGCCCGTGCCGTGGTCGACCGAGACGGAGATCGTGTTGACGTCCTTCGGGTGCAGCGCGTTTCGATCGATCGCGTTCACCAGCAATTCATCGAAGATCTTCAGCAACGCGGGACTGTACGTCAAAACTTGTCTGTCCAGGGAGGTGCCCTCGGCGCCGACGACCCATGCTTCTTCGGTGACCTTGGACGTCGAACCCACGTACGTGTCCGGTCGAAGCAGTATGTGTTCGATGTGATCGAGTTTTCGCACGGTTTCCTTCATGATCGACCACGACGAAAGTCGTCGGACGACAACCGTAGGCGACGAATGAAGCGTGCGCACATGTCGACCCACACCCCGAGCTCGGCTTTCGTGTATCCGTCGGGTTGGGGACGTTTACGTCGGATCGCGCCGACCTCCATGTCTCGTATAATAGACGGATTACACACCAACTTGAGATTGAAACACGATTTACACGTCGGGTACACGTGCCCACCTAATTTCTTATAGTAAAGCATATTTTTGAGGAATCTGTCTTCACCGGGAACAAAGTCCATACATAAGTGCCACAGGTGCTCATCTTCATCGTCGTCGAAATCGACCTCGACGTTGAGTGGGCACTGACACAGGTAACACGTTTTTTTCCATCGCACGTATATCATTTTCTTACATAGACCACGTGGTATGTGTTTAATTAAAGGGATGCCGAGAACAAACAGTAAGTCGCGAACACGAACGTCATGGCGACAATCGCGAGCCTCCAAAACTTTGCGGCAGTTCTTCGCGAAAAGAATTACAAACCGTCGACGATCAATCTCTACCTGAGTAACCTCCAAAGCAGCGGTGTCGATCTCCAAGACCGAGGCACCGTGCACGAGGTGGTTCAGGGGCACATTTTTGGCGACCTGAATGGTCACCGATACAGGAGCCTTCGTCTGTACGACCGATTCATGAACAATCTACCAATCAAAAAGATGGGTCCGACCAAACAACGCTCTCGTCTCACGTGTCAACAGGCGTGTCTCAAGATGAAGAACCGATCACACGTGAATCAGGTGTGGTGGTTGATGCGAGGTCGAGGCTACGCCCCGAGCACTGCGGTGTTCTACATGCATTCCGTGGAAAAGCTCGACAAGAATAAGAACGGTCGACGCGCGAGGATGGCGCTTCAACAGTACGAACCGATCGAGATCGACGACCCCGTCGTGTTTAGACACTACAGAAATTTATCTGTGTAATGTAACCGATGTTCCAGTACCTCTTACTCATCGCATGTGTAGCCTTTCTCATGTCCCAGAATGGACGCAGGAACAGACGCAAGGAGATCGAGACCTTGATCAGACAGGCGGCTCGTTACAGCACCGCGGCGTTGCAAGACGAGAGTCCGATCATCGCGCTTCTTCACGCGAACTACAGCGCCGCGTATTTCTACGCCTTGCGCGACATCGCGAGCGAGGACGAAATACACAACGCCACGGGCATCGACGTCAAAAAGTTTAGGCGACACATCATGGCATCGCAGGATGCGGTCACGAAAAAAGTTCATGAGATGTGTCCGACCGTTAAAGGAAAAGTTGACTTATACCTCGCAGCCATAGGTGGGGAAGCATAAATACAATCATGGATCCGGATGCTAAAAAAAAAGAAGAACGACAACAAAAGTTTGAAAGGGCGGTGACTCGGGTGCGAGAGTCTTACGCTCGAATGAACGCGAAACGTGATCAACTGACGACGAAAAAAATATGATGTATTTGTAATACTACAACACAATGTTCTTAGATCAAGAGCAACTCCGACCGGTCATTCTCGCGATGGCGATCTACTTGGTCGTCATGACGTTGGTTCCTAAAATTGCAAAGAAGCCGACGGGTGTGAAGGTGGTTGACGAGCTCGTCATGTACGTCCTCGCTCAGCGCGATCAGATGATGTCAGGTGCTATTTTCTTCGGTCTTCTCACGCTCGCCACCGAATACGCGCGTAACGAACTCATGTGAGACACTTTCCATCGACACCATCTTCTTGGTGTGTGAATGGTCCATGTACCTCGACCGTTTCAGGTAGGCGTCTCGCATGAACGCTCTCAGCTGTGTTGGATTGGGTTTACCCCAGACCATGCCCTTGAGGAAAAGGAAATCGTCGTGTTGAATCTCCTGCTTCTCACACTCGATCAGGTATGGAGTTTTTATGTACTCCTTTGGGGCACCGAAATCCGTGATGATGACCGGTTTGTCGCGAACCGCCGCCTCGATCGCGCCCATGCCAGCACCTTCGCTGTTACTGAAATTCACATAACAATCACCGGAATCGTGAATGATGTCGAGCTTTCCATCGCTCAACACACCGTTGATGACTTCGACGTCCTTGTGTTTGATCGTGACGTCTTCGTTGCACGTCGCTTTCACGAGTAACCTCGTGTCTGGAAACTCCAAATTCAACTCAATGAACGCCCGAAGGATCTCGAGGAAATTCTTCCGGTGTTCATCCTTTATGTTCCCTATGTGGTAGAACACGTAGGGTGGTCGAGGAATGTGCACGGGTACGACGTAGAATTCCGTGTTTGGGAACTGTTTCGAGAACACTTCCCGACAGAATTCACTCGGCACCGCGCACCTATCGAAGTGCGCAAACATTTTGCCATATTCCGGGTGCACGGTTTCGGTCTCGCACACGGTATAAAGTTCGAGACGTTTCACTTGGGTCTTGCAGTATTTGATGATGTTTTCAAACGGACCAGCGGGTATCAGGAAGATGAGCGCGCGTTCACACTTCGGCAACGCCATGTGTTCACTGTATGAGTAGTATTTAGCATCTGGAAAGATTTCACAGTACTTGCGACAGTGCTGTCCGATGCCGGAGCGCAGGGTGGGTCCGATGAACGCGTCGATCATGCTTGGTATTAAATTCTCTCCTTTATATTATACTACAAGATGGACTCCCTCAAGGAAGAACTCGAACAGGAAATGGCTCGAAGCCGCGTGGACAAGACCAGCCTTTACAACACCCTCCTCAAGATGGTCGAATTGATTGGTGAAGGTTCCGGTGCGGTGGCTCAGCCCGGACCGAAGGGACCTAAAGGTGACGTCGGAGTCCCCGGACCGGTTGGACCCGCTGGTCCGGCGTGCAAGTGCAAGTGTGTTTCGGTCGCCGCCCCGGAAGCGCCGGTCGCATCGCCACCCAAGAAGACGACCACTGCGACGTTGAAGAAGTCGTCCGCCGCGTCCAAGAAGAGTGCTACGACGACCGCGTAAATAATTCATCCAACAAGATCCAGAACAGGGCAATCTGGTAGGACAGGAAACACACCAGAGTGACTCCATAGTCGAACTGCCATGCGTGTGAATTATTCCACATCGCTTCGAAAACGCCACACCCGACGGGTACTAGGAGGTGTTTCTGAAACGGTGACGATTCGATGCTATCGACGTGCGTGGACAGTCCGTGGACGTACGCCAGAGCGGTGAACGTGCCGAGCACGGACGACACCGCGGGTTCCGTGCCCAAGGTCGCGTAGTACATACTCAACACCGTCCCCACGCGACCGGTCTTGAGTTTGAGTTTTTGTTTAGTGGATGGGTAACTGCTGCATCTCACGAGGAGCGCCATGAAGATTTCACGGGCATATGCTTTAACTAAACGCTTACCATTCGTCGACTGAAATTCACCCACGCGATGAACGCGAGGACCATCGCGGCGACGATGGCATAGAGTGTGGTCGCCGGTCGCTTGCCCTTGTGTGTGGGTTTGTCGGGCAGACGCCGCACGTTTGAGTTCAGTTCGTCGATCTTGACGTTCAGGCGCTCGAGCGCGTTGAGGATCTGCGCTTCCTTGCTCTTGGGCTTTTGCTTGTGGTCTTGTGTCGTGATTTCCAAAATCATGTGGAATCGCGCATCCGGCTGAAGCAGGCGGTAGTCGCCGTCGTCTTGGAATTCGTACACCTTGAATCGCAGCTGCCGCAAGGCGGTGGGCATGAAGAAATTCTGTACACGCGGATGGGGTTTCCACTGCTTATCCCGAACTAATATCCCATTCGAACCACTGTAGTGTCGTTCCAACGGCACTCGCATGAAGATCATCCCGTTTCTCGCGTCGTGGATCTGTGCCACCGATGGAATGTCGTCCGAGACCACGTCGACAAATTTGGCGACGTCCGTATTCGACGCCGTGTTCGAGTTGTCACCAATCTGTGTGATGTAGAATTCCACACACTTGATCCCGATCACTTCGCTGAGATTTTCAACGTGAAGTTCGTTCAGGTCGACAGTGAACGTGTTGTTCGTCGGGTAGTACTCCGAATCGATATTCACGTACTGGACGCGACGAGGCACTTCATCAGGTGAGATGAGTCGTTCGACCATTACAATTAAGAGGTTAAAATAATTTTCCAGACATCATCATCGCAGCCATGCAGCTCATCAAAAGGCTCGACGACGACATGAAAGAGATAACGACGGCTTCGCCGCCGCCACCGTTAGACTTCGTTGCGGTGGCTGCAACTTTGGTCTTGTCTTCAACTTTTTCATCACCTTGTACTCTTTGCACAGAGTCGTCGGTGTTTTTTTCGGCGGGCGTTCGCGATTTACAAAATGTCGACTCTGGGTCAATTTTGCAGTAGTTGTCTTCGTACTGAACGCGTTCAGTCTCCAAAAGCAGCACGCCACCCGAACCAACCTTGCACAGTTTTCCAGCCGGCAGAAAGTCCGTCGCTGTCGTATCCTGGAGTTTATGTGTCAGCAGATAGCACGTCGTGGAACCATCCGGACATTTGCCGAGCGCCATAGTAAGTCGGTCTTCTTGAGTACACGTATTTCGGCGTTCTTCCTTTTTTTGCTCATCTGTTAGCGTAAGTGCCGACACCATGATAATACTATGTGCTAAAATAAATCGTCGTCCTCCACAAAAGTATGGCTTTTAGTTTCTCCGGCGCCTGACTTGTCTACCAAATAGCCTAGGGTTGTTCATAATAAATTCGATATCGTTTTGAACTCGACTGCGCGTCGCCGGCTGAATCTTGTGAATGTAACGCAGGCGCTCCAAGAGTTCGCCGTACGTCCATCCACCTTCCTCGTGCGCTCGAATCAACGCCTGCCGTCGCATACGCGATGGCAGCATACGAATCGCAGTCGGTCTATTCCCCGTCGCCGGTCCACCATAGCCGAAAGAACTCAACGTCGGGCGACCGGCGGCGTTCGAGGGGGTTGGCGTCTGCTGCTGCTTTTGCCTTGCACGCAGCGCACACAGCTCGTCGATCTTCTTGTCGAGTAAAATTGTACGCATACTAGTATAAGTGAACAAAATGTTTTGGGTATGGACATTCATTGCGTTGGGTTTAATTTTGTACTTTTATAGCATGCTCGGCGCGGGACTCGTAAGCGCACGACGCGCCAAAGAACTGATCGCCACCGGGCAGGTGCGCACGATCATAGATGTTAGGACACCCACCGAGTTCAATACGGGACATTACCCAGGTGCGATAAATATACCCGTTAACAGAATCTCCGACGCGTCGACGCTCAAGCTGAATCGTGATGGGGTTCTCGTGTACTGCAATACGGGTCAACGGGCAAGATTCGCGTCGCAAAAACTGAGGGCACTTGGATTTGCAAACGTGTATTACATCGCGGGGACGTATCACTCACTGACGCCATGAAGAAACGGATGCACGCGTGGACGACGACGTCCGGAATCTTCCTACTGAGTGACACTAGAGCATACATGACGTGGTGCTTTGCCTAGACCTGTAATTAATTCTTCTTTTTGCTGCTTGATCTCGTCGACATGCGACTGCCCGTGCTCACCTGACTCTCGCCGGAGACGGACCCTTCGTTTTCGTTCTCCGTGTCGTACTCTCCGTCGTCAGAATCTTCGCGGTAGATTGCGTGGAAGTCGTTCATGCTTTCAACGCTTTGTCGAACAGCCATCAGGTAGTGTCGACCGAGCGTCACCGTGTCCACGAGGACATCGAACATTCCAGACAGCAGCGTCGGAAGATTCTCAACGATGCTGAACGGGACGATCCATGCCCAGTGCAAATTGTTGCGGATGACTCGTTTGAGCTTCATACGCGGACTTTGATCCTCCAGGCTTTGCAAGTATTCTTGGGTAAACGTGATCATCGACGCGTCTTATCACATGCAAGACGAATCTCTTTATGCGCGTGTCTTCGAGAATCCTGGTGAGACATGGAAAAAACAGTCTCAGACCCAGATTTTCCCGCCCAAATCTCAAGATACGTCATTCGCTGACCCCTACGCTCCCATGCACGGCAACCCCAACACCCGCTCCGCCGACTGGCACCTTTCTTTCTTCCTGGAAGACGACGTGTCGTGCTACGACAAACTTTTCGAACGCGCCTGGGGAACTAGGGTAGGAGATTCATTCGTCACCGCCGTCGGGTACTACCTCACCCATGTGCGCATTCAAACGGGACATGCCCTCATTCAGCTCAGTCGCGACGTGTCCAGGGCTGAACTCGAGACCTACATAGGCAAACGACTCGGATCGTACTGTCTTTTCTCTGTCCGAGGACACGTGATGCCCCAGCAGCTCGTGAACAAGCTCGAGCGGTCGCATGGGACGTTCGCAGCCTTTAGCGTGAAAGAATTGTATGCATGATGTTAGGAGATGTTATTCAAAAAGGAAGACGTTGTACAAACAATCGCCACGATAGGAAACGCGATCGTCTTAATCGACTGGCTCGTTCATAAGTTCAGGACACGAGTCTAAAATTTCTTTAAGTCGCTCGTCGAGACCCTCTTCGATTTTAAAATTTTCAACGGCTCTTTCAGTAAAGACGTCCCCATGGACTTTGCATGGCACACATTCCGTATCCGTCTCGAGAGGTGTGTGCGTGTGTTCGGTAAGGATCTTCTTCTCTTTCGGCGCCTTCTTAACAGCCGTTTCCTCGCTCGACACCTTCTTCTTCCGTTGTTGACGCTCGAGTGAATGCATGCGACAGAAGTCCGTGCCCTCTGCGCAGCCGTTGTTGCATGGCTTTCCGGAGGCGGTGAATCCCTTACACGTCGGACCCTCCTTTCGCTTGCGCGTTTGGCGAGAGGCGTTGATCGCCTCTTTCAAGGCGTCGATCTCGGGTTTGATCGCGGCGACGACGCCGTTGATGATGTCGTGGAGTGGAAGTTGGTCCGTCATGGTGTGACGCGTTTGGGCGGGAAAATTTGAATTCAAATTCGACGTCGCATGGGTATGAGACTGTTTTTTCCTTAGGGTTTAGTTACAAAACGCTAGGACAGACCCGTTCACGGGGTGCCATCTCACTTTGTTGTTCGGATACGTATCGCGGCACACGCGTCGTTTCAATCCGAAGGATGTGCACTTCGTACACTTGTAATACTTGCGTGAAATCATCACACCCCCCCTCTTGAGGTTCTTCTGTCCGTAACACCGCCATGAATGCGTGTTCATGGCTTCAGAAACCTCATCCTCGCATGACACTCTGTCGGCGAATATCCTACACGAGTCGCACCACTTCGTTCCACACCACCCGCAAGGACCCGTGTCCGGGAGGTCCTCGAGGTGTACGTGCACTGTCATCATCATATGAACGGAGGCAGTCCCAAGGGGTCGACGGACACTGACGTCGTCGACGGACCGTACGCGTGGACGGACTTCGTCACCACCTGAGAAGATTCGTTTTTACTCGACGACAGGTCGACGAATCTACTTAGCGCTATAGCACCCACAGTAGTGAGTCCATTATCGATAAACGTGTATATGAGAGACCTAGTTTTCACGAATAACTTGTGACTATACTCGCAAATCGGGGTCCCAATACGATCGATCCTCGAACATCTTTGTGAGTAATATACGTACTCCGACGCGTACAACACGGTGTACAGAACCGCGAGTGGGGTCATGATGTGTGTGACGACATTACGACCGATCTTCACGATCGATTGTGGAGGGGCTCGAAAAGACGGGCTCAACATGTGATCACATATGATTCATCTTTTAACCGACGATAGACGCGAGTGAAAGTATCGACAAAAATATTTCAGATCGGACAGGATCTCAGACCACTTGACGGCGTCTCGGTGAATGACTTGCGTGGACTGTCGCCCGTTGAAGTTCTCGACGAGACAACACGTGTGCACGGTGTCCCTTAGGAGTTCCAGGTACACCCGACACTGCACCTCCTCGTACGGAACAAGACGATTGAACATTTTCTTCGTGCGCTTCTTCTTCTGAATCAGCGTGTCGTCGACCACCTGACCTGGTACGCCGACCAACTGGTATCGCGTGCCCTCGATCTGGCAGATGTTCTTGTTGTAAAAGTTCGGTCGACCTCCATCCTGACGAGCGAAATTTTTATTCAATTCACTCGTGAGGTGATCCTTCACCGGTCGAAGTTCGTCGGTGTCACACACGGCGGTGACCTCTTCGATCTTGTCCTTCAGATCGTCCACGGATATCGCGCGATGATTCGTGAATTTACGCAGCAGAGTCTGCACGGGCGCGTGCGTCTGGGCGATCGTCTCCACCTTTTGCGTCCGAGTCATGTCCGTGAACGTGTGCGGTGCGTGTTTCTTCCACAACTCTCGCACCAATTCTTGTGGATCCTTGATCCCACACCCGACCGCGCTCGCCACGTCCGAGGCGTTGATGTGTACGATCGGCACACCGATGTCCGACACGGGCAGCTCGATCGGGTTCGACCGCATGTACCAAAATAATTCACCACACGCGCGGGCGTCGAACAGCGCGTGATGCGCGTCGAACTCGCCGCCGATGCATTCCTTGTAACAGTTCACGAGCTTACCCGTCCGACAGAAATTGCGCTTCTTCCAAATCCCGAACGTGCAGAGGAACGTCCGCGAGCGGAACCACGCCAACTCGGTGTCGAACCCTCGACGAATGAATTCAGCACTGACCACGTTCTCGTCGAACGCGCTGTTGTGTGCGACCATGGGACCGTCGCCGTGTATACGCACGAACGACGTGAACGCCGACATCACATCTGCAAAAGGCTCGCCACTCGAGTACGCCTCTTCTTCCGTGATGCCGTGGATCTCTGTTGCACCAACCTTGAACCCGTCGGGGCGGACGACCTTGTACATCGAGGCGACTTCTTTCCCGTCTTCGAATGCGACGGCGGCAATCGAAAGAAGACGGGCGTCTTCGTAGTTGTGGAGATTGAATTTCGTCGGCGAAACAAATTCCAAAGGTCGACCGGTAGTTTCGGTATCGAATGCCACATATTTCATGCTTTATATTATTATAGGTGACTCATCTCTAAACGGGTCTCGACGCTGTCTTTCGAGTTTTCCTATTGTTCTCAATATATTTCTGTGCGACCGTCTGTACTTGCGTCGATACTCTGTCATCTCGCGTTCGATCGCGTGCTTCATGTAAACGGCGTTCATGATACGTTCCTCCCTTTCCTGTTCGGACAGCGGTCCGCTCACCGGCGGTGGAGATCTGTCCACGTCGTGGACGACGTCTTCGGAAGGTTCCATGAATGATGATAAGTTCAAACGCTCTCGCATGACCAGCGTGGCGTTCATCATGTCACAGTACGTGTTGCTGTCGAGCTGTGACTTGACGCGTTCCACCGATTCGTACACCACTCGTAAGATCTCGTCGTTCGTTGCGGATCGTAACTTGTCCAGGTTCCGCATGACGTCGTTTGGTCGTGAGGGGTGCGCGACGGAATGAGCTCGTTCGTCGGGTTTGAGACAAAAAAATCCCAGTCTACTTCAAACAAAACATGAGACCAGTCGGTATGGTCGCGTTCGAGGCACTCGTGGTTGGTATCATAAATGCTGTATTTTATTCAACTTTAGACAAACTAAATTCGGGTGTGGGCACCAGGTGGCTTTTAGTTTTAACGGGTGCACTCATTCACTTTTTATTTGAATTTAGCCCATTTGGAAACATCAACGAGATTTGGTGTAAGAAGACATTTCCATAAGCACGTGCTCTCGCACTGTCTGAAGCTCCTCGAGTTGTAACTCAAGAGCAGCTCTAGTATACGCAACCTTCTCATTATGTTCGCGGAGACGATCCTGGTAGAATGCGCGTCGGTCGCCCACGGGCACACCCGCTTCTTCCAACCCCTTCGCTCTCGGCACGCGGATGTGCTTGAGTCCGTACTTTTCAGCGGTCTCCAGGACAGCCCCCGTCACAAACTCGCGGTCGATGACCTCCTTCGGACGAAGCGTCAGCAGTCTGGACCGGATATTTTGAACGCGGGCATTCAAATGGGACACGTACTCCACGAGTGCGCGTCGTCTGTACTCCGGATCGTGCATCGGCGCCGACGACGATGAAGGAATCGACACCGGTGGTATCTTGATCTTCGGTGGACGATGCCTTTCCAAGAGGCTGAGGTTCGAGAGGTCGGTCAACGCGTGCTCCATGGCGCGCGCGTATCTATGGTTCAAACAAAAGATATTCGGGCGCCAAAAAGAGGGGGCTTGAGACTCTTTTTTCCCGGATTTTCGGTATCTCGAGAATTATGATTTCTCCTACTTCGTTGACGGCTTCTACCAATTCCGTCTCTACACTATGTGTAATAGAAGGCGAAGTACTTCTAAAGAAAGACGTAAGATACTGTAGGGGCGTGAACATGCTTGCGCGCGCTGCTGCTTGTATTACAAAAGATATCTTTATCGCTTAAGCATGTTCATGATCTTCACGAACGATTCCTCCAACGCCTGTCCCTCGATCGCATCCACCGTGAACACGTTCCGCAAAAACTTGAGCATGTCTCCGATCATTCACAACGCGTCGCATAATGGGGACCACGAGAAAAATTTCCACTATGTCCAATATTTAAGCAACAAAACTTGAAATTTCACAATTTCCCAGCTTTTGGTCAAAAACACATGAAGACGCGTCCGTCACTTCGCGACGCGTGAAAGTATGTCGAGAATTGGGAGTCTTGACCCCGATCCACTTCACAGTGATCCCAGTCCACATTCAATCTCCTTCAAAGAATTCATGAGATTATATCACAGCAAAAAGGTGGCAACAAGATCAAAATATCATCGAAGATGTGCAGAAATACTAGAGAACATGTTCGAGTCCGAAGGACACTCGACTGAAAAAGTGCGAGCTGCGAGGAATGCCTACTACAGTGCCAAGTCAAAATACTCCGATGCTCTCTCTACTATCGAGACGTCGAAGAAAACTCTGAGACACGCTAAATAGATGGCTGCACCGCAGACACACGATAACACCCCTTTACTGTAAATGCATAGTCAAGTGTAACGTATAAATCTCCATCTAAAACCAAGTCCCCTTCATACATCGTTTTTTCTAGTGCAGTGCATGCTTTCGTCTTGACCGCCTCCTCATATTTTGTCGCGTACTCGGGATCGTTGTGTACGCTGAAAAAGTGGAGGACTGGGCAATATAAGTCACCTTCGATCACCGTGTCACCTTTGAGCTTGTACATTTACAAGTACAAGAGAAATTTATGAGGACGACTACGACCACCCGTGAAGGCACCTACAACCGCAAAAAGAACTACCCGCTAAAGATGTTCTTGTGGCACGTTGGACACCTGACACCGGTCTTCGAGGAGGCGTATGAGAAACTTCGATCCCTCGAATTGCTCGAGGTGGTCACGGATGGTGATAGACTAACGAAGAACACGCACGCGATATGTGCTATCAACGCGTACATGGAGGGACGCCATGAGAACAGAATTGAAAAATTTTAATTTTACATTTCTTTAACAGTGGATT